TATCCAGGCGGACCGGCATTTAATACAACAGCTAGAATTGTTAATTATCAGCCAATTGGGTCAACAGAAGATGTTGGTAATATATCATATTTTTTGGGTGATGGAGTTACTGAAACATTAAGATTTTTTACTACGATTGATGGACACTTTTTTGTACCAGATTTATTTACTGGTATTCAGGATACATTTACATTTGGTGCTTCTGGTACTGGTACTGGACCAGGATGCATTATTAAATTTGCTGGCGGACCTAGTTTTGGTGGAAATGGCGATGGTGGACCAATAATTATTAATGGTGGTGTGCCAAACGGAACTGGTGAACATGGCTGGGTATATATTGGTGAGGGTGAAGCAGGAATAGATTATAGATTAATATTTGATGGAGAAACTAATGATGGAGAAATTAGATGGATGGAAGATGAGGATTACTTTGATTTTAAGGATACTATTAAAGTCAGTAATGGTATTAAATCAAGCGATGGATCAGACGGATGGACAGGAACTTTCAATAATGCCGATGGAGATACTGTAACAGTAAAGGATGGAATAATAACAGATGTTTCATAATAATTAAATCAAACATATGTCTAGAAAAATAATTAGTACCAAAAAGAAAATCCTAAAAACAGATAATGGTTATGTAATGCATGTTTTAAGAAAAATTGAAGAAGAAGAATTTTTGCCTATCAGTTCAGAAGTGCTAATTGAAAAGAAGAATAAAAACACAGCCGAAACAGAGGATTTATTAGATCAGATAAAAAAAGCAAAATAATATGTCAGATAAAATAACAATTTTCAAAGGTGATTCCAGAACAATTACAATAACAATCACAAACGCTGATGATACTGCTTTTAATTTGACAGGATATACAATGCTCATGACTGCAAAAGAAAACAAAACAGATGCAGATCCCGGCATATTTCAAAATACAGCCACAATATCCTCACCCCTAACTGGAATAGGAAGTATTGCAATTAGTAAAACAAATACAGCTCAAACAGTTGGTGAATATTTTTATGATGTGCAAGTTAGTGACGGAACTAATGTATTTACAGTAGTGTCTGATATATTTTCTATTCAACAAGATATAACAACGTAAACATATGGGATATACAACAGAAAAAAAAGTACGTGAGGCCTCGGGTTTTCGTAATATAGAAAACATATCAAAAACCACTGTAGATAGCTATATAGGCGATGCGGATAGTGTTATTGATGCATCAATTGGAGAGCGATATTCTATCCCGTTATCAGAAACACCGGATATTATTGAAACAATTAGCCGTCACATAACTATAGGTCTTTTATACGCCAATGAATACGGAGAGGAAACTAATGATACTGACAAAGGTTGGAAAAATAGAGTAGACTGGGCAATGGATCAGATGGAAAAGATTAAAACTGGTATTTTGAAACTTTATGGAACTACGGGGGAAGAACTAACGCGCGCGACCCTACACCAACCGGCATTTTATCCAACAAACGCAAGTAGTGAAGAAGACGCAACCGACAGCACAGCCCCAAAATTTGGCATGAATAAAACCTTTTAATATGGATCTCAAAATTTCGCTAGACTCGACACAAGTAACAAAAAAACTGAATCAAGTGGCGAAAGATATAAAAAATTTTAGTGAACCATTTAAAAAAGCCGGAGATGACTTGCTTAAAATGTATGGTAAGGATAACTTTCAAAAACAAGGCGGTGCAATTGGGGATAGTTGGAAAGGATTAAGCCCAGCAACTCTCAAAATGCGTGCGACAAGAAGTGGCTATTATAAAAAGAACCCTATCCAGACCAACAAGAAACTTGTATGGACTGGCAAACTAAAGAAAGGATTTGAAAAGGTAGTGGGCAGGACTAAACTGATAATCAAAAATGATGTAAATTATTTTAAATATCATCAGCTAGGATCAGGTGGTAAACCACCGCAAAGAAAGATGTTGGCAGTCACATCAAAGACAATCACAGTACTGATGAAAAGAATAAACGCATACGCTATAAAAATAATCAAAAAATAGTATGGACGATGTACTACAAACAATTTTAGACCTAATGAAAGCAAGTATAAATGATAATAGCACTCAGATTAAAACTTTTTATAAAGGAAAAGTCAATCCAGAAGTAGTGCCGATGGATTATTTACCAGCTTTGATGGTGTACGGAAACTCAACAAGTGTGTCGGCTCTTTCGACTTGTAAGGATCAGTATGTTTACGATATAACGATCAAACTTGTGGATAACTTAAAAAATTATTTATCCACATCTGGTGTAGACGAAACGATCAAACATCAGGAAGCAATGTATAACTTAATAGAAGATAGGGAAACTACAGGAGTTTTGAAAGCTGACACAGTGATAGGAATACTCCGAGCAAATATTCGCACTGATGATTTCCTTTTTAATAATGATATAATTGCGGATTATTCAATAGTGCCAAGTGAATCAGGTACTTTTTGGAGAATAGAATGTGATGTAAACATAACAGCGACAACAGACATTTTATCAAGACCATAAATGTGGTGTAATATAAATATAATTCTTAATTCATAAACTTATGAAAGTACAAGTATTAGAAGATTTCTATATCCCCGGGCAACCAAAAGTCCAAAAAGGAGTAGAAATAGAAGTCCCATATGAAACAGCGGAAACACTGATTTCAAGGGGGCTAGTCAAGCAGTTGGGTAAAGATACCAAAAAGGAGGAAAAATCGCCAGAAGCACCCAAATCTGACGAACCAGAGGCTCTTATAGTCGAGAAAGCCGAGGAAAAAGAGGATAAAAAGATTAATAAACCTAAAAAATAAAACATATGGGATCATATTCAAGAGAAGGTTATCTAGCATTAGTCGCCGAAGTAACGGAGAATACCGCTGTGAAACCAACAGTCTTTGTTCCTTTGATGAGCGAAGATATAGTAACAGAATGGGGAGTAGTTCCGGCAACTCCCGTGTCTGCCGAAAGAACCATGAATTTGCGTGGTGTTTCAAAAATTATTGCTGGACCAAATGGAACTTTAAACGTACTAGCCGAACCAAAGACAATGGGATATTTCCTCAAAGGTGTTTTTGGTGCAGTATCATCAGGACAGCTAATGAAGATGACATCAGCATCAGGTGATTGGGCTATTGCTGATACAGTAACTGGTGGATCATCAGCTAAAACGGCAACCGTTGCTTATGTTTCAACAGAGCTTGATTATATTTTAGTCACTTCTCCGAGTGGAGAATTTACAGATGGCGAAACAATTACAAACGCTGGTACGGGTACAGGAACATTAACACAACACGATGCCACAGTATTCGGACATCAATTTACAGCACCACAGTCAAGCCTACCAACATACACAGTAGAAATTGGATTGGCTGATAAAGCATACCGATATACAGGCGTTCGTTTTAAAGGTTTAGACTCTGTGGCTCAGAGTGATAATATTATAACCGCTGGAATTTCAATGGTTGCACGCGCACAGTTTATTCATGGTAGAGTTACCGCAATAGTATCTGGTGGGGCAGGTACAAAAACAATTCCAATGGATCAAACAACTGGACTTGTGGCAGCAGACTCAATTAAGGTTTACAGGCCGGGTACTGGTTTCCTAGATTTTAGTGCAGCAAGTACAAAAACACATACAGTTGCTAGTGTAGCAAGTGAAACATCAATTACAGTTACAAATCTTGAAACAGCGTTGGCAGTGGGAGATTTGATCATGCTCGCCCCACAAACTCCAAGTTATACAATTGATAGTGAGTTTAGTTGGATCGGTGGGTCACAAGTAAGAATTGGAGATGCAATCACCGCAACTGTTGCAGCGTCAGCCACTTGTATAGAGGATTTTGAAATTGTTTTGATGAATGATACAGAGGATAGATATTGTGCTAATGGTGTGAATGTACTAAACAGATTTCCTGCGGCAACTTATCTAAAAGGCTTGACAGGAAATGGAAGCATAACAAAAACCTATACTGACGATGTATATCTTAATAGGTTGAGAAAAAGTACAGAAACAGCTATACAGGTAGTTCACACAGGAAGCCAAATCGGAACCACAGGCCAGTATTACCAAATTGATTGGAGATTACCAAAAGTAATATTTGATCCTTTCAATGCAAACATAAGTGAAGACGATTTGCTTAATCAGGAAATGCCATTTAATCTTTACAATAGTTCAGATGATGGATTTACGATGAAAGCGTTACTAGTCACCGATGTAACTTCGTACTAAATAAAAAAGCGGGGCTTAATTGCCCCGCTCAGTTTACTCGTGAATTGTATATTTGAATCGACACTTGGGACATTTCGGATGTTTACTTTTATAGAAAAGTATCATAGGAAATATTAAACCAACAGGAAAAAGAACGATACTGAGAATAATGGAAAGACCAATTAAAAGACAACTCGTCTTTTCTTGGGCTAAACCCTCAAACCCACAATTAGGACATTTGATTTTCATAAATTAGATGTTAAAAATTATACTTAATTAATACCATAAATTATACAATATGTCAAAAGAAGATACAACAATCTCAAACGAATTAACTTTATCAAATGGTGACAAAATTGTTTTGCGTGAATTCTTATCTCGTAAAATTTATAAAGAAATTCAAAAAAGGACATGGTCAGAAAATCCAAATATTGAGGGTGGAAAAATTGATAAAGTAAATTTAAATATATTAGCAATTACTGATGCAGAAGATTATACTGTTTTTGCTATGATTGAAAAAATTACAGATAAAAATGGAGAAGTAAAAGAAAAGACCCCAGTATATATAGAAGAACTTAGTTTATCAGATTTTAATTCACTAAGAGATAAAATCAATTTGATAACAAATCCTAAAACAGACAAGGAAAAAAAAACATCAATTCCTCAATCTCAAGAATAGTTAGGGGGATGCAGAAAAAGAATATTCCTGAAGAATATGTTGATTATTTATTAATGGATCATTTTAGATGTTTGCCGAGTGAATTAGATGAGGAAGATCATGTTCGTTTAATTGAATTTTTAAGTATTAAAGGTCTTGTCAATGAATCAATAGAGAAAGATCAAAAAAATAAAAGTAGAATGAAATATGGCAAATCCTAAATTACAAATTGTTATAGACGCAAAAGATAATGCATCCAGAAAAATGGATGATCTTAATGATAATGTAAAAAAAACAGGAATATCTTTTACTAAAATGGCAGCTGTTGGAGCCGCAGCGATTGCTGTTTTAGCAACTGTAACAGGTAAAATTATAAAGGAATTTGCAGATTTTGAAAAATCAATGTCGGCAGTAAAAGCCATTACTGGAACCACAGGCGATGAATTTTCTACACTAAATGATTTGGCAAAAAAAATGGGAAGAACCACAGTTTTTTCTGCAAAAGAAGCGGCGGAAGGTATGAAATTTTTAGGTATGGCTGGTTTTACCGCAGCAGATATAAGTGAATCATTAAAAGGTACATTAGATTTAGCGGCAGCAGGAGGTTTGGATCTTGGAACAGCAGCAGATATTGCCTCAAATGTTTTGACAGGATTCAATAAAGATGCAAGTGAGATGAATAAAGTTGTTGATATAATGGCAGAAACTGTTACAAGTGCAAATACAAATATAGTAGAAATGGGTGAAGCAATGAAGTTTTTTGCTCCTATTGCTAGTTCTTTGGGTATTGATGTATCTGAAGCTGCGGCACTTGTTGGAATGTTAGGTAACGCTGGTTTGAAAGGTGGAATAGCAACCAGAGAATTTGCTTCTTCTTTAGGTAGATTAGCAGCACCAACAGATAAAATGATAGATGGACTTGATGCAATGAATGTTAATGTTTTTGATGTAAATGGTAGTTTTGTGGGAATGGGAGAATTATTAGGACAAATAGAAGAAGGTACAAAAGGAATGACAGATCAACAAAAACAAGCAGCAATTTCTATGGCTTTTGGCTCAGGCAGTATAAAAGTAATGAATAGTTTATTATCTGCTGGATCAGAAGAATTTATAGCTTATACAGACCAATTAGAAAATTCAGAAGGTGTCGCTGAAAAAATGGCGAATACAATGATTGATAATTTAGCGGGTTCTTTTACACTGGCAAAATCTGCTCTTTCTGGGTTAATGATTGAGCTAGGAGAAAGCCCAGCGGCAGGATTAAGAGGGATAATTGATGGTGCCACGACAGCAATTAATATACTGACAGATGCCGTAGAAGCAAACGGTGGACTTTTTGGTTTTTTACAAGAACAAGTTAATTCAGTTATGACTTTTATTGAAGAAAATACTGGATTAATAACGATAATGAAAACATCATGGGAAAATGTGGCGACAGTGTTTCGTGAGCATTTGTTACCAAGATTAAAAGAATTGTGGGATGCTCTAACTCCACTAAAACCGTTTCTTAAAGTTTTTGCAGAAGTTATTGGAATACTTTTGTTAGGTGCCTTTATTGCATTGGTTAAATTAATTGAAGTATCAGTAATAGTTGCTATAGAGATTTTGACGGGAATTATAGAATGGGCAGTTGAAAAAGTTAATTCATTTAAAAGTGCGTGGGATGATATTATAGAAGTTTTGGCAAAAGTTATTACTTGGATAGATAAAGTAATTGGTAAAATTAAAGAAATGAATTTTTTAAATGGTGCCAAGAATTTTATTGGTGGTATTCTTGGTTTTGGTGGAGGAAAAGCTGACGGTGGAGAAGTATCAAACAAAAGAACTTACATGGTTGGAGAAAATGGCCCCGAAATGTTTATACCACAAACATCTGGCAATATTATACCAAACCATAAACTACAAGGTGGAGGTACAACACTAATAGTAAACGTCGGCGGAAATGTAACATCTGAAAGAGATTTAGTCGATGTAATAGGCGACGCTTTGACAAAGAAAATGCAATTTAATCAAGCAATGGCCGGATAATATGATATATTATTACATAAACGCAATTGACAGGAGCGGAGATGTAGAAGCAAATACATTTTCAAAACAAGGGCAGATACAACAACGAACCGAT